GTTTGAGTTCAACAAACTATTCAGCTTAGTGTAGTTAACTTTCTCAACCTCAACGTTACTATTATATAACATATCGGTAATCTTATATAAAGTTGGCTGTGTCGGGTTGGCAGGGTTAGTTCCTGGTAAAAAGAAAGTTTCAGTAGGTATATTATATTGAAGTGTATCATTTACAATGAATCCGTCAATATCTATCTCCATTGTCTCAGGAATATTTGCGTGACCAGTATTGTAGATACGAGCATTACGCTTAACTATTGCTTCGCTATAACCATAAAACATACCCTCAAAAATATCAACTTGAGCTTGTTTTGCCATTAAGTTAAATTCTTCAGGAGTTACGTAGCCTCTATTGTCTTTCGATAATATAGTCAATACTGCGTTTCTAACTGTATTTATCATTGCTTTACATTTTAATACAAAGATAATAAAAAAGGGCACTCGTTAAAGTGCCCTTTCAAAATAATTCTTAATCTATTAACCAACAGTGATACCTGAAACTGCGAATGGTAAATCTGTTACTGTGAACGCTGGTTTTGTCCATGGTGTTCCTAATGCAGCGATAACCGCATCTTGGATTGCATCACGCATAGCTTCATTTCCTGCTCCTGCTGTTGCGTGTGTAATTACTACAACGTCCGTTCCTGTACTAGCTTTGTAGTGAACATGAACAAGTGTTGCTGATTCTTGCTCAATCAATACGATACCTGTTGCAGATACTAATTGAGTTTGCTCTCCTGTTACTGGGATTCTTAAAAACTTTTCCATCTTTTTTTGTTTTTTGGATTAATAAAGTACAAAGGTAATAAAAAACTTGCATAGAATAAAAGTAGTTTGTAGATTTGCTGAATACAAATAAAATAAAATTATGAAATATAGAGTAAAAGAATTAGTTTGTGAAAACTACATATATTCTTGTCAAAAGAGAATTTTATTCATTTGGTTTGATGTTAAATATTGTGAAAATAAAACATTTGCACTTGAGTGGTTAAAATGTAAAAAACAAGGTCATAAGTATTATTATTAATAAAATAATTAAAACAAAAAAAAGCATCTCCTAAAAGATGCTTTTTAAAATGTAATTTTATTCTTCGATATTTTTATCTAAGTATTGATAGAACTCATGTCCTTCAGGAGACTTCAACCATGAAACATAACATTTAACTGGGTCGTCTTCAAAAGGCACAGAGAACATACGTTTCTTGTTGTCTTTTAGATTGTAATGGAAATCTCTTCCGTTGTTTCTTTGAGAGACATATCCGTCTTTCATAGAGCGAATAGCTAAGTCCTCAATATCAGTATCAGGATTATCTAAAGCGTCCAAGAAATCATCAGGCTGAGATTTTGCAATGTTCATAATTGCTCTAGTAATTTCAGATTTCTCCCATGAAGAAGCATCTTTACCTTGGAACAAGTTTATAATTGTAATCTTTTTCTCAACAGAAATTTCTCTCGCTTTGATTTGAGCATCTAATACTAAGTTCTCCTGCTTAACATAAGCCTCTGCTTCTGCTGCTGGGTCCCACTCTTTAAATACATCACCATTCAACGGGTGTAGTTCTAAGAACTGTTGTAATACTGGGTTGTTAGCTGAAACTGTTAACACTCCGTCTTCAAAAACGATTGGCTCTAAAACAACATTCTCATCTTGCTCATCAATAAATGGAGATTGTTGATTCTTTGAATACCTAAGACTTCGATTTTTACCTTTCTTCTCATCAAAATATAACAATCTTGATGTAGGCATATCTCTAGCCTGTAATAAAAAACTTAACGGTGCTCGTCCTTCTAGGATGTACCTTTTTTCTTTTGCTTTCATTTTATTTGATTTTAATTTGATTTAAAATAAAAGAGAGGGATATATCTCAACCCCTCTCTAATTGTTATTCTTATTTGAATAAGAAGAAGTTATTAGCTCCTAATGTGCAAAGTGCTCTTTCAGACAAGAAGTTAACCTCCATTGCATCTAAGTCACTTGTCATTGCACCACCAGCTGAACCAGTAATCCAAGTTTTGTAACGTCTGTTTTCCGCTTCAGAAGCTCTGTAACGTACGTGCAAGAATGGACGTTTTGCGTTTTTACCCATTACTTGGTCATAAACGTTCATTGTTCCTGCTGGAACCAAAACACCATTAACTACACCACCAACGATACCTCCACGAAGAGTTGCATCATTCAAGTATTTCCAGTCAGTTTTGTAGAAATCGTAACCTCTACGGAAACCTGTGAAACCTAAGTTGATAGCCATTTTCTCGTCATTGTCAAACAATCCGTAAGACGTACCACCAACTCCGTAAGAGTTTTGAGCAGCTAACATATCGTCAATGCTGAAAGAGAAATCACGATTCAAGAACAATGCGTTTTCAGCGATAGCTCCTTGTTTGTCCAAACGACCAACGATTGTATCGAAGTCACTCAATGTAGATGGAACACCACCTGACCAAACATTACCTCTTGTTTCAACAGCAGCAAATAAACCTTCAGTTCCTTTGTTACCAACATCACCAGTTGCAACGATTGCACCTGAACCTGTTTCTGCCTCTACGTGCTCAACCATCATCATCTCCAAGTAATCATCAAAACGAAGTCTTTCTTCGTGCTCTGATTTCATGTACCATAAATAACCAGTTGCTCCGTTTTCAGTAGTAACCTCAACCCAACCAATTTGAGCCATGTCAGAACCTGAAACTGCATATTTGTTTTTGATAATAACAGGAGATACTTCAAAAATCAATGGTTGTGCTTCCAAAGAACCTTGTAAGCCATTTGCACCTTTTTTAAATTCAGAACCATAAACGAAAGCCGTTAATGTTGCTCCTGAGAAAGAAGAAGGCTGACCACCTGCTGCATAGAAAGCGACTGTAAAAGTCAATGGAGCACTCCCACCTATGTTTACCGCTGTGATAATTGCTTTAGCTGATTGACTAGATGCGTTATTTGATAAAAACACTACTTGTCCAACACGGAAGTTACAAGCTGTAATTCCTGCATCACCAACAGTTAATGTTGCTGTATCAGCACCAGTTGAACCAGCTGTTGTTACACTTGCGTATTTAGTATGCAAACGTCCTGTTTCTGTCCATTTAATCAAATCTGAATTAGATGGAATCTCTGCTCCTACTTGACGTAAGAAAGAGTTAATTGTACGGTTACCGTAACGCTCAAACTCAGCCTCGTAAGTATCTGGAAGATACTGATTCAAGAAGTCGAAGTTAGTGATGTAGTTACTAGGTAACGTTGATTTTATAGCACTTGGTTGTAAATCGAAACCTGGGCTACTTTGTAATGAACCTGCCATTTTTTCTTAGTTTTTAATTTTTAATTTTTAAACTTGCTCTTTATTCCATAGCTTCTGCCCTGATTATCATCAAGAACTTTTACTTGAAAGCCTGAAGCTGGTTGTGGAATTACTGACCCTCGATTCATATTAATGTTTTTAGAATCTCTTGAGTGGTCGGTTGCCATATCAGCTTGTCCTTTTTCGTAAAAGAATTTGGCAAAAGCATTTGGGTCTGATGCGATAGCGATAGAACGATGAAATTCAGATGCGTCTTTCAAGTAACCATCTTCGTTCAAAAAGTTTGATACGAATGTAGATAGACCTGATTGTTGCTCCTTTAGTTTTTGAGCATCTGCTGGTTTGTAAACAATTTCTTTTTCCCCTGCTTTAAATTTGAAACCTTCAAAATCCTTAGAGAAAAGTTCTTCTGTTTTTTCAGCAAAAAACTGTGAACGCTTTTCATTTTCCTGAGCTACTTTCTCAGAAGATTCCATTTGAGTTCGTAAGTCATCTAGTTGTTTTTGTTGTTCAGCTGTCAAAGCGTTATCCGTTCTTGACTCAAGAGGGATTTTATACTTTGCTTTTTGTTCTTCAAAAAAACCTTTTGCTTTACTAAGCTCTTTCTTGAAATCTATTTTTTTAGAATTAATCTCATCATCGTCATCTAAATCCTCGTCAAAGTCGAAACGCTTTCTAAACTCGAAATCAATTTCTTCTTTTGTTAACTCAGGATTCTTCTCTTTAAGATAATCTCTCAAGAGTGACTTTGAATCAATATCATCAAAGTTTTTGTTAACATTTAAAAAGTCTTCCAATCCTCTGCCTGTTTCTTTTTTAAATTGTAAGAAAGCATTTACATCTTCAGGTAAATCTTCCTTCTCAACAACTCTCTCAGGCTCTTTAGAATAATCATCTAAAGAAGAGTAGTCTCTTCCGAACTTTTTATTAATATGTGAAAGAACGATATTATCGTCTAGGTCTGGTACATCAATAACATCGTTTTCAACGAAATTCGCTTCTACAATACTAGGAGTCCCCCCTTTTAATTTTTGTTCGTGCTCATTGATTAATTGTTCCTCAATTTCAGCAACCGATTTTTGTTCCTCGAACTCAACCGATTTTACAGTAAATTCAGCCATTATATTATATTTAATTTGTTACAAATTTATGTATTATTTTTCACTTAAAATTTCTACCTTGGTGCAAACGATTCTAAATCAAAATCTCCTAACGAATCATTAGTCGATTCAAAGCTTTTTGCTGGCAATTCTTTTTGACGTTGCTCGATTAACTCAGACTGTCTTGATGCTTGAATATCAACTCTTTTGTCTTTAGCTTTCTCTTTCTCGTCATTTACTTTCTTCATGCCTTCAACCTCAATTCCTTTAAGTTGCATATTGTAATTAAACTCAATCTCCATCAATTCTTTCTTAGCATTGACTTCAAATTGCATTTTCTTAATCTCCATAGCAGTCTCAATCTCTTTTAATTGAGCTTTATATTGAGCACCTAATTCAGCCTCTTGCAATCTACCTTGAGATGCCGCCATTGCCGACTGTTGGTTTATTTGACCTTGCATTTGCATATCCGCCTGCTTCTGCTCTTGAATTAATACTTCACGTTTTTTACGCTTAACTTTCAATAGCTCGTTCGCTAGCTTGATATTCTTAACATTTCTAATGTCAATCGCATCATCTAAGTATATCTGTTGTGTCTGTAAAGCAATCTTAATATTCTCCTCAAGCATTTGCTTCTCTTCTTCATCAGGCATCAACTCAATAAAAATACCAAAATCACGCAAGTACAAATCTTTAATATCATCTAGGATAGCTAAGTTGTATTTACCAATCTGCATAGCAAACTGTTCTCTATAAGGAGAGAACTCTAAGATATCTGATATTCTAATAGATACACATTCAGCTAATTTCTTAGTCATTGATAGACCAGCGTCTAGGATATGTCTTGTTGCTGTATTACTGTTAAGTGCGGCTAATTTCTGTACTCCGACTAATGCGTCAGGGCTAGGCGTTGAGCCATCTCTTGCTTCATTAAGACCAGTCACATCACGAATCATATTCAAATAATGATTATAAGAATATATCAACGAACTAATTTTATCTTGACCTGAAGATTTAGTTAACTCCTGAATAGGCACTCTAGCGTTATTAAACTCGCCATCTCCAGTGTAAGAACGACCAATAACAGAACCCGTCTGAAAGTATAGTCTTAATGCGTCCTCTGGATTGTATGCTTGTCCTGTACCTAAGTCGACCTCGTTAATACCATCGGCATCAATAAATACCCCATCAGGCACAACTCTCGCTTGAATCTGTTGTAATTTCAAATGCACCAATTGAATGTTATCAACAAAAGGAATCATTCTTTTTACGATAGAATCAAAACGACCATTATACATTCTTGGCGCATGGCACACATACATTGGGTGAGCATCTTGAGAAGCTGACTTTGGACGAACCATATTTTCAGCCAACTCCCATTTCAATAAAATATTTGTTCCAGCTACCAATACACCTTCATACCAAACAGTCTTAGGCATATCAAGAACATCAAACATTTCATTTGGCTCAGCGTTGAATGTTTCATCTTTTTTGATAATTCTCTCTCCGCCGTTGTTTAAATTTTTCTTTTTGTATTTGTACTTCTTTGTTGCCTTATAGTTAAAATAAAGCAATGTAACAAGGTCTTTCGTAAAAGCATTGTCATAATAAGTCCTAGTAATTGGGTAGTAATTATACCACGCAGTACCGTAATCCTTAATTTGTTTAATTTCTTCGTCCGTTAAATCAGGCTTTATTTTTATAAGCTCTGTGTAATGAACTTGCTTTATCTCTCCAAAGTAATAGCAATCTGAGAAATCAGGCATCTCTGTATAACTGAAGATAAAGTTAGCAGGGTCAACGTATTCTATTTTCAATCCTGCGTTTGGATAGAAGGTATGTTTAGCGACTGCTAGACCTAAAACTGTTTGGTCATAGTCAATTTGACGCTTTACATTTATATAGTCGTTATTCTCAAAAATAGTATTTACGGCAATCTCCTCTGCAATCTCTATACTTGGCTTGTACTTTAATTGCATATATAAAGATAACTCTTCATTATTATCAGGCAAGTCATCAGGCTGTACGTTAAACATATCAATACCCAACTCATCTTTAGTTGTCATCAATATATCTTTCGCTACCATGTCCGCTTGGACCATCTCTTGAAACAAGTTCTTATCGTCAGCAGACATTATGTCTTGTGCTTGAGCCTTAATCTCATACATTCTGTCCTGCATACCGTTAACAACAATGTCAACAAATTTTGCAGCAATAGGCACATTATCCCAATTAATATTAAGATACGACAAATCTCCCTCGTGAGCTAATGCAGCTTTATACTTTGCAATAGACTGTTCACCACGAGCATATAATCTCAAATTATTGAAGTAACCGTATTTATCGTAAAATCGACAACTGATTCCAGAACGTCTAAACCATTCTCCCTCAATAGCCTTACCTGTCAACAATCCAAAATCCTTTGACGCTTTTTCCATGTCATCAGAAGGAAACGGATTGGTGTTGATTATTATAGATGGCTTATTATCCATTATTTTATTATTTGACTGTTTGTTCCAGAGTTATCGTATCTTGCAAATTTAACACTTATTTTCGGTTTTTGAACTTCAGGTCTAAACAAGTTTTTTCTATTAGCCATAATAGCCAATCCTGAACTAATCGAAGCATCGTGCATTGTTCTATTTCTAATATCAAATTTAGCCCAATCTTCTAACGTCTTAGTTAAAAACATATTCCCTATTTCTTCATTGTCTCTATAAGTGCCCTCAGTATCGTACCCAACATACTCCTCGATATAAGACTCAATACACGATGCGTGCGACTGCATTACATCAACAGATGAGTTAGGTATTCCACCTAATTCAATCTCTGTTTTAGATAGTTGTGCCAATCCCTTGTCAGGTCTATTCATTGAGAATCCTCTATATCCTCTGTTCTTAAGGTGATAAAGTAATCTTGGTTTATTATTCTCTGCTAATATTGGCATACCATAAAAAACTAACGCCATCAATACCTCTTCAAAAAATATCTCTGCTGTCTGTGGACGAGCAACATATTCTAAGAAAAACATATTGGACGGTACGCCTTCTTGCATATTAAAAGCTGTTAGTCCGTGCAGTGCTCCATTTGAACCACCGCCACCAACTGTTCCTGATATATCGTAGGAGTCACAGCCAAATGCACCAAGCTCAATATTACCTGGGGTTTTCTTTCCGTTCCTATTGTACACATTATTTCTCAAGTGCTGTGGAGGAATCCACGAGACTAAAAATCTACCCCTAGGGTCTGGTGTCCATATTACCTCTGAGTCTTGAATACCATTCTTCCAATGAAACGAACCTTTTG